TAGGCATCGCCACTAACCCTAACGTATCTAGTATCTAATTGACCAGATTGAGTTAATTGAGCCGTAAATACTTGAAGTCCATTAAATGTACGCATATATTTTATTACACAAAAAATTAAACTTTACTATGATATAATAAACCAGCTAAATAGCTTGTAATTTGATGCTCTGAAGCTAATTCTTGTATAGAATTTACTTGTTCAAAGTTTTTATCAAAAGGTTTATCTAGATAGTCTTTAATTTTAGAGCTCCAATTTTCTGGATTTTCATTAGCTATAATAACTTCAGTTAATTTTTCAGAATCTTCTTTTTGCTGATTAGTTAATTTTTTAACGTTAAATTTTTTTCTCAATTCAGATTTGACTTCTTCTTCAAGAGTTTGGCTAGCTAATATATTTTCTTTAATTTTTGATAATGAAAAATTAGCTTTAACTTGGGCAGGTTTTTTTCCAATTGGGGATACATTTTTTGTGGTTTGTGGCGTTCCAGTTCCTGCTGGTCTTCCAGGTTGGCCAGCCGATCCTCCAATAATGGGTTGGTAAAAGCCTTGGTCTCTCAAGTCTTTGAATTTTTGTTGCGATTCTAAAGATTCTTCTTCAGTTGGTAGTCTTCCCTTTTCAATTGCTTGAATACCTTCCTGCGGAGTAAGTACCCCAAGCTCCATAAGTCTATTATAGACTCTAGAAAATTGAGTATCATCCTTAAGATTCATGTCTTGGAAGTGTGGTGTTGGAAAGTTTTTAAAACCAAGATCTTTACTCATTCTTCTAATTTCTGGAATTAAGAATTCATTAAGAAATACTTCACGACCTTGATTTAATCTTTCTACAAATACTTTAATTTTAATACTTTGATTAGCAAATTTTTCGCTTCCAATAAGAACATTATTTAATCCAATTTGAATATCTTTATCTACAACTTCATACTTTTGTGGTCCAATTAAATTAGCTATATCAGGAATAACAAATTGAGCTTTTGTTGTATAATCGGCTATAAGTACTCTGCCAATACTTTGATTTTCAAATAAAGATTGCATCGCTTGTAAATTTTTTGGATTTACTCCACCTTTATCTGGTTCTGCGCCCATAGTTACCAATAAAATAGCCTGTTGCATAGTTCTTGTAACTGCCATATCCATTTTTTTCATTTCAAGTTTCCAATTAATATCATCAAGAACTGGAAATCCCATTGGAACAGAAAGTGGTTCATAATCTTGTTTTTTATAAAAAACTGCTGCTAATTTTGTTTTGTCTAATGGAACAAGTATGTATGAATTATTTCTACTTTTAATTTTTTCTTTAATATCATCTGGTAGAGAATTGTACACTTCTAAGTCTTCATCTGTTTTGGGACTTCTTAACCTTTCTAATTCATAATCACTTAATAGTTTATAATAAACATTAAAAGCATAGTTTACTGTTCCACCAACATAAATATCTGCAGGATTAATAATAGTATATCTTGCTGGCAATTTAATAGATCCATCTTCTGCTATAGTTTTTAATTTAGAACCAAAAGTTTGGGTTACTTTTAATAATTGCTCTGAGCTTACTACTGTATCAAATCTATAAACAAATACGTTTCCACTTCTATAATACTCTCTAAAAAATTGATCAAGGAAACTCGCTAAATTAATTTTCTTAAAATATGCATCAAAAAATTCTCTTGATTTTTGACTTCCACCAGTAAGATAAATTGGACTACTTGAAAACTCCGTCATTAGATCTATGGTGTTTCTAAAAATTGCTACATTATAATACGCTTTTTGACATAGAGTTATAGCATCCCTTACGTCTAGAGTGGAAAGATTCTTAACATAATTTGAATATTTAAAAGGAATTAAACCTTTGTCAATATTGGCGAATCTATCAGTTCTTTCTATTGTAGAGGAAGCATTCCTTCTGAAGGAAGTATTAGATGTAGAAGCTCTAATTTCCGCTATTTTTGCTCTTCTATTATCGCTATTTGATTCACTGCCGTATACCATTAAAGGTACATTCTCTTGAATGGAGGCTTTTGTTTCTTGTATTTTTTTATTCTTTTTACTCATAAAATCTTATATATTACACTTAATTAATCATTATAGGGGAGAATGTGCTGGATATTTGTTCTTTTGGTGCGTTTATTATATCATAATAGCACTTTAAACCCCAATTTGCTAATAAAAGTGCAGAATAATTATCTTTTCTAGCTTTATTAGCAGAGCTGCTTCTTTTCAAGTGTTGAGGCAAATCAAATGACTGAGTACCTCTAGCTGTAGATGAATGTTCTACTAGCGTGCATTGTTTTTTGGTTTGATAAATAAAGTCGTCTTGGTTTTCAATAAAATCTAGAGTAGACCAATCTTTCTTTTCTTCTGTTTTCATTAAATCTAATGGAATATTTTGAGAGAATACAGATTCAAAAAAATTATCATTAGCACAAGTTTTGCTGGCGAACCATACTTTTTTATAATCAATAGACGCTTGTAAGTGCTCGTTTGCTTTGCGAATAAAATTACTTGTAAAGACTTGGTTGAAAGCTATTTTCTTTGATTCTAAATTATAATTATTTCTAATTTTACGAATTTCTTGATCATAATCTGCACCTTCTAAATCAGAATTAAATTCAAAAGAATTGATTATTAAATTATTGCCTTTAAATAATTCAGATTGATTACAAGCAGAAAGAAATACGTCTGCTCCAGCGTTATCTAAAATCATAAATACAATATTAAAATTAGTCATAATATAATATAAATAATTAACATGATTTTTTAAATTTCCTAATCCAGCATAAGTATGAACTAATGTTCCAGTTTTAGTTTCTTCATCGATCTCCATAACTGCCATAGCAAAATAATCTGCGTTAGGACTATCACTCATATTAGGATCAATCGCAAGAATATATTTTTTTCCAGGAGTCCCTTTCATTAAAGTGTGCGGAGCTTGACCATTTGGAATGGTACAATCTTCCATCTTTTTTGCACTAAAATAACTATCACTACCATCAATAAATCTTGCGCAATACTCTCTCAAAAAACTACTATGACTTGATCCTCCATTTTGAGCTTCTTCAATAATTGTTTTATCTATCATCTCTAATGGTAAAGCTTCATAACTTAATTGAGATACAAAATAAGACGCTTCTGTTTCTTCTTTTGAATGAATTTTTTCTATCCATTCATTGTATGTTTTATAAAGATTTTCAAACGTATAACTTGCCGAAGATAAAGCTATCATTTTGCTATTATTTTCAAAAACCATTCTGTCCTCTTCTTTCATTGCTCCTTCTCTAATTAAAGTATCCTCCATTTCTCTGATTTCCATTCGTTCTTTCATGTTCTGTGGAGCGACTAAGAATGGCATTAATACAGTTTTAACAATATCTTCTGATAACAAAAGAAACTCATCAAGTACAAGTACATTAGCCCGAAATCCTCGAATCTTTTCTCCGCTTAAAGGAATAGCTACAATACTTCCACCATTAATCGACCATTCGTATTGATCATTTCTTTTACTTTTTGAACCAAAAGCTTGTTGAAGAAGTTCTGCTCCTTTACTATTTACAATTTTTTCTAGATTATTAAATATGAATCTAGCTGTTCTGAAAGTTGGTCCTGCGATTAGAATTTTAGTATTAGGTTCAAAAACACATTGAAGAAAACAAAATATACTTGCGATAAAACTCTTACCACAGCCTCGACCAAATACGCACATGCTAAAGTTTCTGTTTAATAAACCCTTAAGATGAATTTCTTGATATGGCGCTAGTTTAATTCCACTAATAAGTTCGGTAGTAAAGCCTAAGTTCGCTCTTAAAAATTTGGCAAGAGAGATTTTGGCGTCTTTGTCATTAAGAATACCTTTAAGTTCCATTAATTCTTTATTAATATCTGGATAATCTTTTTTATATTTATCTGGAGAATACATCATAAAAGTTTTAAATCGTAAGCTAATTGAAGATCTATTTGTTTATAAAAAGATTTTGATGTAAAAATAGATTCAATCACTCTTATCATTTCTCCTCTTCCGTCTACAAAAAGAAATTGTAAGTTATCGTAATTTTGCAATAACTCCCTAGTGTTATGAAATATATATTCTGGAGTTGCCTTAATTTTTTTGCTAATATGTGGAAGATATTGAAAACTAAGCGCATTGGATAGTTTTTCTTCAACTATAACAATTAAATATGCTCCACTTTTCTTTGCTCTATCTATTTCGTTTTTAAATCTATCAAAATTTTTAACGCTCAATGTGCTAATAAAATCACTTAAGCTTTTTCTTTCTATAAAACATTTGGTATCATTGCTACAAGAATAATCTCCAACTGGTAAAGTCTTTATTTCGAATTTTGTATCAAATTTTAGCCAGCTCTGTTCTCTTGTATCAACGTATATAATTGATTTTTTGTTTAATTGATTTTTAAATTGATCTGTTATATTATTTGGGTGAATAAATCTATTCTCTAGTCCTAAACTTGAACAAACATCATAATAATCATCAAATATCTTATTATAAAAAACTACAGATGGAGCCATAATCGTTCTCAACTCTACTTGCGAAGGGCTGTATATTAAATTTTTATCATTTTTTCTTTTAAATAATAGCTGTTTGCAATATTCTTGGGCTTTTTCGATTGATTGTTGTTTAAGCCATTTTTTCATACTATTCTTATCGTTGAAATCGCTATTTAAATATTGTTCTTTAGTTTTAAAATTAATAAGCTCACCTGTTAGTAAATCTCGTCTTTCAAAATATTTTTGATAATATTTGACTTTATTTAAACCATAACCTTTGAGAGACATATGTAATGCCTTTTCACTTGGAAACTCTTTTCCATCTACTTTGCATATGACTGACATAAATTTATCCGTTTAAAATATCGTCTTCTGATATTCCAAGTATCCTAGCTTTTAATTCGTCCATTGAACCAAGCCTCTCGATTTCTTTTTTGATGCTATTTTTTCTAAGTTCTGCTATTTTTATTAATTTTTGCCTGGATTCTTCTTGCTTCCACATTTCAACAAGGTTTAAAATGCTGGCGTTTTCTTTAACCTGCTTACTAAGTCTTTCGCTTCTTTTAACTTTAAGATCTTGTAATAGTTTTTGTTGGCGATTAACGCAATCATTATATTCTTTTCTTGCTGTGCTACTAGCTTCTACTACTGCCATTGGAATTTTACCATCTTCTTGAGTCGCTATATCTATTTGATCTTGTAGTGCTGTAATTGTTTGTTGAATACTAGATGATATTACAACCTCTGTTGCTAAAACAATATATTGATCAACTTCTTCTTGAGTTAAATCACTTTTATCATAAGTATATCTTACGAAACTGCTTTCAAAAAGATCTCTGTCATTTTCATCGCTATAAAGATTAATTTGATGAGTAAATCTATAAGTATTCATATACCCAATTAAAGAATTGACTTCTTTTTTTTGTCTTGGGGTAATTTTTTCTTTATCAATTCCATCTAATATATATTTATTAATTTTAACTATCATTCTATCTTCGCTTCGTGGAGATTTGTAAACTTCTGTAGCGGTATTTTCATTTACATCATTAAGGTATTTAATATTGCTTGGAATATTTTTCATGTAATCAAGAATACTTCTTGTTTCTTGAGAAAGATTAGTTAAAGATTCGTTTTTAAATAAAATTTTAGCTATCTCTATGCCTGTCATTGTAGCGCAATTATTGCTAACATACTCTTTTTGATCTTCTGTTAAATCTATTAATCCTTTAGCTTGATATTCATGACTTTTTTTAGGTTTAATTTGTCTAGATGCAAGAAAATTTTTAACAGCTTTACCCTCTTTGCTTCTTCCATCTAAATCATCTCTATTAAAAGCTAATTTAACTAATTCATTTAATGATGGTGGATTATCTGGCCGATTGTTCCATTCTTCCAGCATTTTTAACTGCTGTTCTTCAGTTATAATGGGAATATCTTCGCTCATATTATTCTATATCTATGTCACCATTGTATAAATATTTTTTAACTTTAATTATAATTGATTTTTTTAAATTTTTAACTTGTTTGTATCCAATTTTTCTATTTTTTTCATTAGTTTTATAGCCCATAATTTTAGCTGTGTCTTCTTCAGATTTGTGTTCTATGAAATGTAAAGAATAAAATTTCCATTCTAATGGTTTTAGTATTTGTTGCATTTTCTTATGTATATTTTCAGCAGTTTTTTCTACATTAATTGAATTATGTGGTATATTGTGAACTTCT